GCTGTACTTTCCGGCGCCCCTTGGAGGGTGCAGGTAAGGCTGGTCAAGCCAGCAAAGGCCGTGGTAACGACGATCAGCAGTTTGAGCATTGGATCGTCGCCGACGCCGATGTCACGGGCGCCGCCGCGGCTCAGTGGGCCACCGGGATCAGTGGCCAACAGGGTCTGAGGCGGGCTCGGGTAGTTGACACCGAGGTCGATGATGTTCGTCGCGTCGCCCGTAGCTGTGGGCGAATCAACGATGGACCCAGTGGCAATGTTGCCAGTGAAGGTCAGTAGTCTGTCAAGGATCATGTTAGACCACCCTTGTCTCAGTGTTGAGGATCGCATCACAGGTCCTAACAGGGATGCCCCTGAAGGTTGTGATTGGCTTGCCGTCGAACTCCTCGATACGAAGCAGGACGTTGGTCTTGTTCATAGCTTGGAGGTCGAGGTAGGTGCGAACCACACGGTTAGCGTAGATGATCGTACGGCCCATGTTGGCCCGAACTTCGGGCGTGTCAGAGGTCTGGACGGTACCGGCGCTGACGGGTTGGGTCGGCAGGCGGTAGAGGCCACGGACAAGGAAGTTGATCAGGTTCGCCGCGCTGACACCGGTGAGGATCGTGGTGTCGATGTTGGCGATGCGAACAGCGTAGCGCCAATCTCTCAACACGAGACCAATCTCCCACTTGAAGTGATCACGGTAGGCCTGATAGGTATTCCCCGCCGAGTCTTGCACCGGCCACTCGCCCATGTCCCGGTGTTGGAGGCCGGTGATCTTGCCCTTGGGGAAGGTGGCAAAGCAAGTGTCGGCGCCCCATACAACGATCCAGATCGAGGTGTTGACGGAGGCCGTGCCACCGGCGTCAAGGACGTTGACGGCCGTTTGGGAGTTGGCGGTAGTGACAGTGGAGTACCGAGCCGCAAGGCCGGTAAAGCGTTCAGGGTTGGCAAACTGGTTGCCGTAGATCAGGGTCGCAGCGACCTGCTGGGACATGCCCTCAAGGAATGCTTTGACTTCGCTGAGCCTGAACTCCGCTGTGTTGCCGTTAAGATCTGCGATGTCCTTGTCGATAACGGCGTAGGTTTCCAGATTGCCGCAGGTGTCGACGATCTGTGCCGTGGTTGATTTGGCATTCGGGACGCCAGCGTTGAGCAGGCGCCATGTACCGATCGGCAAGCCCGTCCGAACGGTGGTCTTATGGCCCGTAGGGAGGTTGCCCTCCATGACGAGCATGTCCTCTAGGATTTCGTTCGTCTGGGACAGCAGTTCGATGATTGTGGCTACACGGTAGCCATCATCCATACGTTTGGCCCAGTCGCCGTAGGTGAGCGCCAAAGCGCCAATAGTAGCCATCTATCAGGCTCCTATGTCAGGTTGGGATACAGCGCATGGGCCGGACTGCGTGGACCTTGCGCTGGGTTCTGCTGACCGGTAGCCGCTGGGCCTGTGCCTTTCACAGCACCGCCCTCAGTGAGTTGTTGAGCAAACTTATAGAAAACACGGATGAACGCTGGATTGTCACCCGCGCCTGTAAAGTCCATAGCTGCTCTAAAGTCACTGGCCAGCTTAGCGTCGCCGATACCATCGATAGCTTTGCTGATCGTGGTAATGACTTGGTCAAGATTACGCCCGATCTCGGGGTGATTCTTGGCCTCCTCCACCCAACCCTTACGGATGTCCTGATAGGCATCAAAGGGTTGTCGGAAACTCTCATTTGTCTTTTTGACGTAGTAGTCAACTAGCTGCTGTGCGGCGGCCTGAGGCAGGTTCAGGTCCTTGAACATCTTGCCAGCTTCAGCAGCTACCTCTGGGTCAAGAGCGTAGCCATCCGGGACCTTGAACTCCTGATAAGTCTCAGGCGCCCCTGTCTGGGCTTCCTTGTTCAATAAGGATTTGTCGGTCGTACTCGGTGTAGATGTCGTCTGGGGCGGCGTCTCCGTCGGCTTCGCCTCCGTCACCGGTGCCGTCGGTGGGCTCGGGGTTGGAGTCGGCTGAGGCGGCGGGCTTTCGGTTGGTGTCACTGGCTGTTCGTCGGCCATTGGCTTCTCTTGTCATCACGACGTATTGATCGGGGCAGGCTGCCATCACGTCGTTCAGGATGCGCAACCCGATGTTTCGTTCTCCTTCATAGAAGGCGGTGTTGAGGGCGTTAGCCGTATGGGAGGTAGCAAAGATGTGGCAACTTTCCAGAATACTCCAGACCCATGCGCGGCCTGGAATAGTTCCCATAAGTCCTGTGATGAATTCTCGCTGTTGCTGGTCAACAAGTCGAGCCAGTTTGGCAGCTTGTCGGACATGCTGTCGTTCTCCAGCATTGTATTGCTCCGTCATGGCTGTGTGCCTAGCATTGACTGGATGGCATTCTGGCCACCGCCAACATCAACATCACCGGCGACCTTGGCAGCTTTGGCAAGCTGCTCAGCTTGTGCGGCGCGCTCTTGTTGCAACTGTTGCTGCTCCCTACGCTGCCTGATCTGCGCCAACTGATCCGGTGAACGGATGAGCTTCGGATCGTTGTTAAGCAGCGCCGACATCTTCTCGAGCCCGTAGTCGACGTCCACGTTGTCCATGGCCGCTGGGTCAATGGCACCCATCTGCCCAGCGACTTGGAAGATGCGCTCGATACCAGCCGATGCCGTTGCGTCCTGTGCAATCTCCAGCATCGAGCGATACTTTATCGTGATACCAAGGCCTTGGGCTTCTTGGGGGGCCGGAGGGATGAGCCCTCGACGGGTGGCGATGGCAAAGACTCGTTCGATGTCTTTTCCGAAGAACTCTGTTTGGAGCCGAGTAAAGACGGGGCCGAGGGCGAGGAAGGCTTCGGCGCGCCGCGCATCGATTTCTGCTGCGGTGACATTGCTGCGGGTTTGGTACTGGGAGATGACTGCGAAGACGTCGTTGTAGAAGGTTTCTTTAATCCTTTGACGAACTTCATTTAGGTCCTCCATCATGCCCTTGATGTCCGGCTGCACTTGGTACACTGGCATAAAGCCTTGGCCCTTAGTGGAAGCCAGTAGGCCGGACACGTAGGTCACGCCTCCGGGTAGAAGGGAGGCAGGTTGATTTTTGAGTTGGATGTCAGCAAGCATCGGCGGGTTGACGTGCTTGTCTATGGCTTGCCCTTTGCGCCGGACTTCTTGCTGAAGCTGCTTGGTATCGGGGAGTGCATCCATTCCTGGGCATCGACCATACGCATCGTTACTGACGAGGTCCCATCGGCCTGCTGCGAATGGCTGCTCATAAAAGCCACGCTTCCGGAGCAGTGTAGGTGCATAAGAGCTTCCGCCTTGAGGGGCGGCGGATCCTCCCCACTCCCAGTAGATTTCTCGCCATTTGAAGTGGTCTGGGAGCCCGTATTTCCGGTTGTCGTCGTTCGGCTCAATAGCGTGCGCAACAACAAGTTCTCGTGTGAGAGAGGTCCCTCCCTGAGCATAGAGTCTCTGTATAGCCGCTGACGTGTTCTCAATGCCGAACTGTTGGACGACTTGGTTGACGGTTTGGGTGAATTCACGGTAGAGGGCATTGGCTTGGAAGTCCGAGCCGTTCTCCAGATAGAACTCACCCAAGCATGGATTATAGCACGTAATGACATTCTCGAAGTCCTCGTAGATAATCCGGACGCAGGTGCCAAAGATGACCAGATCGAGCAGGGCAACAGCGACGGACGTGTAGTAGTTGCTCTCTTGAAAGATGAGCATGAGGATCCGTTCGCACTCAGCAATCCACAGAGACAGCGGGCTGGTTTGGGTTGCGTCGACCGTGCCGATGCGAAGCTGGAACCATTGGCGGGTGGGATTCGCCGTACCGCTCATCATCCCAGCAGCACACTTATACGCTGCAAGCGTAGCTGTGCTGTCAAGGATATGCTGATTGATAGGCGAACCCCGACCCATTTGGTTGGGCGTAATAAGCCACTTGTACCGCCGAGGGAGCATGAAGTCGGCAAGTTCACGCCAATGCGTCCACCATGAGTAACGATTGACACGAAGGCCGATAAGACGTCCCTCGGCGTGTTGGCGCAAGTCAAGGTCGCCCTTAGAGGGGATCTTGGTAACAGGTCTCCAGTTGGGGCCGATGGTTGCTGGTGCACCGCCTTGGATGGGCATTAGCGTAGGCCCTTGGGTCTAGGTTTGGGCATTGGTACCGGGTCCATTGCTAGCTTCTCGACCTTCGACCTTTTGAGCAGGCCCTTGAGGAGGGTGTAGCTGCCAGTCTGGGTGGCAGCGTCAAACCGTTCGCTGAAGGAA